TCCACTACTATTATAGACTTTATAAATGTAGGGTCTAAATCTATCCTCATTTCTCATTAGTCTAGTATTAGTTGCTTGTTTAAAATAGAGTCTCTGTACTCAATATAGAATTTACCGCATTCTATTACTCTATCCATTATTTGCCTTTCCTTTTCTGTATCTCTTTCAAATGAGATTGTGGTAACTCTTAAAAAAGGGTCGTGGCTATCTACTTTGTGTATTCCTAAATTATCCCAGTCTTTTAAAAGATAGTCGGGAGTACTAACCATACAGTAAGCTAGTTCTGCTTTAGGCTTATCATAGAGCCACATATAAGCTCTTAGTTGCCATTCGTAATCTTTGTTGTTTACATCCTCAGGAGATGCAGGAAATGTCTCCAAACTCCATGAGCTTTTAATGTCGATTATCTTATCCTCTGCGTTTATGTCACATTCGCCTGTTATAAACTCGTTAGAGAGCCTTTCTGTATTCTTTAGGTATAAAGTACCATGTACCTCGTTGTAAAGGTCTATACTCGTATCCTCCATGTCTATACCTTTGGTCAGGTATTTACTATCTATTGTAGTTTTATAGCCAAATAAGTCCTCTTTTACTAATTCCTTAATATAGGTCTTGCAAGTTGCTGACAATAACTCTGTCTTTTTTCTAGGGTTTGTCATTATTTTACCTAGTGCTGAACTTCTAATTTTCATGATTTTTTAGTTTTTAATTGTTATAAGATATGGAAAAGAATGCTGTAGTGTAATCTCCCCAAAGAGATAATTTTAAACCCTCTATTCCTTTAATTGTGTCTAAGTCTAACCAGTTAGCTTTTGTTTTTATAGCTACTATAGAATAATCGTATCCGCTGTCTACTCCTCCCCATTTGAACTTGTGGTTAGTTATTTCATAAGTAAACTCCTTATCTTGTAAGACAGACAGTTTATGTAGTTGTTCGTTTAGTTCTAAGTGTGTCATTGCGTTTAGTTTAATTCGTTATACCTTTTGATTTGTGCTTCTGTTATAATGTACTTTGCTTTTAAGTCTTTTCCCTCAGTTCCTTTTAGCTTTTCAGCTTGTGCATCGGTTGCTGTGAACTTTCTTTTTTTGTTTTCCTGAGTTCCGCAAGCATCTACATCCTTGTCTGTAATAAGACCTAACATAGAGCTAAGGCTATAGCGTCTTAGGTAGGTTATTCCACTACCTAAAGTTTGGTAGTCATTCATACCTTTTAAACTTACGTTTGGTATCTCTGCACTCCCTTGTATTTGCTCTCCAGACTTAATATGGAATATAGTAGTAACTAAGTTTCTGCCATCTAGTATTTGATAAAAGCCTAAGTCATGCTTTTTTAACAATGGCTTAATAACTTTAAAAATTGAGTTGAGGTTTGAGTAGGTATAATTAAAACCTTTTGTCTCTTCGTGAATAGTTGGCACTTCATTCTGAAAGTCTGCCAATGCTTTGAATAGTGTTTTCATTTGTTTTCGTTTTTATGTTTATTTATTAGTTTTTGTTCTTGCGCTTCTCTCTCTGTAGCGTGGTGTGAAATGTCTTTAATTGTGTGAGTTCCATTATCCCAAAAGTCTGTAGTAAATACTTCGTAAAGGTCTTTATGTACTTTCTGAATCTCGTGTAGTGAGTGGGTTAGTTTTCTTTTCATTAGTTAAATTTTAATTGTTTAGCCATTAATAAAGCTCCTACTAAAATATAGGAGTATTCGTGTCCTTGTTGCTTATACTTTTCTTTAAAAGTTTTAATCATAGCCTCAATAGCTACACATTGAGATTCTGTTTTAAGCGTTGCAATACTTTTGCAAATTTTGTTAAATGATGTTTCCATAGTTTTAAAGTTTTAAATATTATCTCTAGTTGCGTTATTCATTATCATTTGAGAGGTAGGAGCTATGCCAAATGTTCTATGTGAAAATCTTTCTCTAGCTATCTCCATTATAAAATGACTATCCCAAGGTAAGTGCTTCCCATTCATTGTTATTGGATGCCAAATAGCTTCCCATTTCTCATCCATAAAAGTTATCCAAGCATCTTCCCTGCTTAAATTAATTGTTAAATCTAAATCGTGTTTCATAGTTTTATAGTTTAAAAGTTTTCAACAATATTAAATATAAGTTTTGAGATAAAAAAATTTTGGAGGTAGTTTTTTTAATTAGGCACAAAAAAAAGAGCTAACAAATCAATGTTAACTCCTTTCTCAAACTAAACTAAACTACGAATGTGTAAATATAATACTTTTATTTTAGTTACTGTTTTTAATGCTTATTTCTTTTGCTCGCTCTATTATATAATTGTCTACTTCTAAATCTGCTTTGGTGTACATTCTTACCATTTCCTCAAAGCTGTACATAATGTCGTGAGGGTCTCTAATAGGAAAGTAAGTACTGTACTCTATCTCTTCGTCTGATAGTTCTATTCGCGTCATTTAAAGTAGTGTGTTAGTCGTGCTATTTGTCCATTTTGTTTGTGATGAATAAACCCTTCTATAGCTTGTTTAGATAAATAACCATTTCTATCGTGCCAACTATCCGCAGGAGATGGACTTCTCAGGCTCTCTACAGTTACCCCTATATAGTCCTTTGCGTTTTTGTGGTGTACATGATGCGTATAGACATACCTGTAGTCTGTTTCGCTCCAGAGAATAGGTCTTTCTGTAGCCATTAATAAGGGGAGGTCTTGATTCTTTGCTCCATCTCCATGAGTAGAGCCTATTAAGTTCTTATGGTATTTAAAGTACTTTCTGTGTGCTATACTACAGTCAAAAGTTATGTTTTTACAATGTCTAAAGTGTGTTTTAATTACATCTGCTAGAAAAAACCCAGTCATATAATCGTGGTTACTAGGATTGAAAGTAAAGTGAACGTCTGCTATTTGTATAAGTTGCTCAATAACCTCAACATATAACCTCTTAGCATTTAAAAAGTTTTCATACCACATTCCGTCTGTATCTTGACGAGTTCCTGAGGTTGTATTTCTTTTTGGTGTGTTTGTATGCAATATGTCGTTACCTGCAATAGAATTAATCTTGTCTATGTTGAAACCACTAGCCTTATCTAGTATTCCTTGCACTCCCTCCTTTACTTTTCTAACAGCTATCTGTTGGTTGTATTCTTTGCCAGTTTCTAATATAGAACAGAGCTTTCCTATATGAATGTCGGCAGGGTCTAAAACTAATAAATGTCCATCCTCTGACTTTTTACGTTTTATTGTCGGGTAGTTTGGAGAGTATTGTTCTAGCTCTTTTATTAAGTCCTCAGCAAATTTGTTTTTTGCTTCTGTTTTAAAATTAGGGTTTTTAAAGAATAGGCTAGAGTTTTCAGTTTTAAACCATCCATGTTTTACATCATCGGGATTAATCCCTGCTGCTATGCTTTCCTCCTTTATCCTTCTGTAATTCTCAATAAGGTTTATTTCGTCTTTTTTTAGTCTGAATCGTTTGTTTCCTTTCATAGTTGCAAATATACTAAAAACTAAGCTACATAATTTCTACGTAGAACAACAAAGAACAAAGCAGCTAACAAGACTATTAGAATAATATTAAACCTATTGTCTTTCTCTATTACCTTTATTTTGTCAACTGGCACTAGTACCTCCTTAACAATAGTGTCTCCTTTGCATTCGACCTCGTGGTATATCTCTTGTCTTAGAGTATCGTAAAAGTACCTTAAAAATACTTTCTCATTGTTCACTACAATAGTGCTATCGTGCTTTATTATAGTCGCTGTAGTGTCGTGTATATAGCTTTCTACTATTACAGTGTCAACTACCTTAATAGTATCCTTTATAACTAAGCCATGCTTGTAGGCATAGTTCTCCGCTCTCTTTACTTTTCTGTTAAGTCTGTTTTGTGGGGAGCATGAGATAAAGAATATACAAAGTATTAGTATTCTCATTTCCTATTCAAGCCTATTAAAGAATCCTTGCTTCTTAATAACAATAAGCCTAGTGCAGCTACTGCTCCTGCTTCTGTTTCAGTATGTCCTTTGCTAACGTAAAGCGTTACAGCTATGCTTAAAATAGTTAAACCCATCATTGTAGTTACTATTCCGTCTTTAAATAATCGTTTCATAATTTTTGTTTAATCTATTTGAAAGTGTGCGCCATCTTTGCCCCAAAGGTCTTGCCCCCAATTTAAGATAACTCCATGAGATAAGGCTACGTCTTGTAAATGTCTTGCGATAGGCTCTAGGTATTTTAAATCCCACGAGGCTTGCCCATCTACATAAGCATAGATATCAAAAGCACGTCCAGTCATGTGGTAACTTTTTAGCGTCCATGTTATCCTACTTTTGTCGGGTCTTCCCTCTATTCCTACAATGCCCTTTTCTATAAGTTGTTCTGTAGTCCTACCTCTAGCATAAAGCTCCTCTTGTCTGCGAAAGGTTCTAAAACCTCCATCTCTAGGAATGCCAAAGTCATAAGGAGAGTGCTTAATAGCTTCCTCTAAAATAGTTATAAGAATAGGGTTTATTCCCTTCATTCTCTCCTTACTTCTTTTGCTAAATCTATACATTTATTTGTTTATTAAAATGTCAAGTTTTCCGTTAATTGTAGAGATGCCTATTTTTACCTCAGATAATTCTTTATTAATTGTGTCTAATTCAGTTTTGTTCTTTTCTTCGTTCTTTTCCATT